CACTGGTTTGGAAGCAGCACAAAAAGAACTTGCCGCTGCTATTGAAGCAGGTGATGCTCAAGCCCAAGTAGAAGCTAAACCCAAAGAAGAACTTGAAGAATATTCCGACGGTGTACAAAAACGAATAGCAAAACTTACACGTAAAATGCGTGAAGCTGAAAGGCAAAAAGAAGAAGCTATTAAATTTGCACAACAAGCTAATAATCAAGCACAGAAAATTAGAAATCAATATGAGAATTTAGGAACTAATTACACTAAAGAATTAGCAGCTAAAGTTAACAATGGTATGGATGCCGCAAAACTTGCGTATAAATCAGCTATTGAAAACCAAGATGTTGATGCACAAATTGAAGCACAAAGAGCTATTGCACAAATGTCAATGGAAGAAGCTAGATTAAAACAAATTAACGCTGCACAAGAACAAAGAGCAGCAAGACCACAACCACAACCACAAAACTTGGCTCAAGCTGCAAGTGAAATGCCGACAGCAGGAGAAGTTGCACAAGCCGGTAGAGAACTTGATCCCAAAGCAGAAGACTGGGCCTCAAAAAATAGATGGTTTGGTACGGATAATGCAATGACTTACACTGCATTTGACATACATAAAAACCTGGTTGAAGAAGAAGGTTTTGATCCACAATCAAATGAATACTATGTAGAAGTCGACAAAAGAATAAGGGTTGCATTTCCACACAAATTTGATAAAGTGGAGCAATCTACAAATGCACCCGTGCAGAATGTAGCAAGTGCCCGTCGTCCGGCCGCAAATAAAGGACGCAGAAAAACTGTGAAACTCACACCTTCACAGGTAGCAATTTCTAAAAGATTAGGTGTGCCACTCGAAGAGTATGCGAAACAATTAGCCGCGAAGGAGGTATAAGCATATGACTAACAAAGATACAGACAATAAAACTGTTAAAACTTCCCGCGTGAGCGAATCTAGGGTTAAAGAAGAACGACCTAAGGTTTGGGCTCCACCCTCAGCACTAGATGCACCCCCTGCACCAGACGGATACAGGCACCGTTGGTTAAGAGCCGAAAGTATGGGCTTTGACGACCAACAAAATATGATGGGTAAATTAAGAACAGGATGGGAATTGGTGAGAGCCGATGAATATCCAGATTTTGATTTCCCAAGTGTCGAATCAGGTAAATATCAGGGAGTAATCGGAGTTGGAGGCCTTGTGCTGGCAAGGATATCTGAAGAGCTCGCAAAATCTCGTGAAGCTTACTTTGCGCAAAAAAGCGCAGATGCAAACGAGGCTTTAGAAAACGATGTCTTAAAGGAACAGCATCCAAGTATGCCGATCAATCAAGAACGGCAGACTCGTGTAACTTTTGGTGGTACTAAAAAATAATCTTTTGATATTTTTGACCTCCAGATTAATAAAATAACTTAACCCTTTAAGGAGGAAAACAATATGGCAAATAATGATGCCCCTTTTGGTTTCAACCCAATTGGTAAACTCGGCGGTGGAACTTCTCCAGCAATGAACTCTTATAAAGCACTTGCAAACTACGCAACTGAAATGTTCCAAGGTGACATCGTAAAAATCGATGAAGCTGAAGGTGACGTTCAATTGTTCGCAATTGCTGGTGGTGGCACAGATGCTACCAACGCTATAGGTGTGATTTGGGGCAGTAACTTCGACGACGCTACTGGGAAACCAACTTTTAAAAACACAAGACCTGCTTCACAGAAAGCTACTGTCTTTGTATATGACGATCCGTATCAACAGTTCGAAATACAAGGCGATGGCGCTTCTGCACAGACTGATATCAGTAAAAAAGCTGATGTTACTCTAGGAACAGGAAACTCATCAACCGGTGTATCGGCGACAGAACTTGATTCAAGTAATATTGGAACTGGTGCTAACTTAAGAATTAATGGCTTTTCTAATAAAGAAGGTCGTAATTCAGTTGGCTCAGACAATATTATTTACAATGTTACTATCAACGAACACAAATTTAAATAATAGCAGGAGGATTTAAAAAATGGCTATATCAAGACAACAACTAGCAAAAGAGCTAGAGCCAGGTCTAAATGCATTATTTGGACTTGAGTACAAAAACTACGAAAATCAACATACAGAGATTTTCGACACAGAGAACAGTGACAGAGCTTTTGAAGAAGAAGTAATGTTATCTGGTTTCGACACTGCCGGAGTAAAATCTGAAGGTGCTGCTGTGGTTTACGATAACGCGCAAGAAACATTCACTGCAAGATATCAACACGAAACAATTGCGTTAGCATTTAGCTTAACGGAAGAGTCAGTGGAAGATAACTTGTATGATAAATTATCTGCACGTTACACTAAAGCACTAGCAAGATCGATGGCACAAACTAAGCAGATTAAAGCTGCTGACGTTTTAAACAATGGCTTTACAGCTGGCGTAACTGGAGGTGATGGTCAACCATTATTCTCTGGTCAAACTGCTGGTAGAGCTGCTGGTCACCCAACAATCGCTGGAAACTTCGTGAATGAATTGTTAGTATCTGCTGACCTTTCTGAAACGTCTCTAGAGACTTGTTTGATTGACATTGCTAAGATGACTGATGAGCGTGGCTTAAAAATTGCTGCTAAAGGTATGAAACTAATTATACCTTCTAAGCTTCAATTTGCTGCTGAGCGAATTATGAAATCTGCACAACGTGTCGGAACTGCTGATAATGATATCAACGCAATGAAAAATATGGGAATGATTCCACAAGGTTATGTGGTAAACAACTTCCTAAATGATGACGATGCGTTCTTTATCAAAACAGATGTTCCTAATGGTATGAAGCATATGGTTCGTGCGCCAATCAAAACTGCTATGGAAGGCGATTTTGAAACTGGCAATATGAGATACAAAGCTAGAGAAAGATACAGCTTCGGTTGGTCTGATCCTAGAGGTATCTTCGGATCTCCAGGTGCTTAATCATTAGATTAAGACTTTATATTAAGGGGCCTTCGGGCCCCTTTTTATTTGCATATTATTATTTAAAAGCGTATACTTCGTTCAAAGAAACTGAGATAACCCTTTGGTGTAGACGTACTCAGACGACGGCCTAGAGACTACATCAAAATAACTAGGAGAAAAATTATGGCAACAACAAACTTTTCCGGACCTATTAAAGCCGGATCAATCAAAGAAGGCGCAAATACAAACGTAGGTTTTGTATCTATGGCTCAATCAGTAAAAGTAGATATTATTGGTGCATCTCACTTAAACCAAGTGTGTGCAACAGTACCAGCTAACTCACAAATAATAGATGTTATTCTTAACGTAACTGTAGTGAATAATGATGGTGGTGCAGCTACTATTTCTGTAGGAACAGAAGCAGATGCAGATGCATTCATAGCTACAGCTAATGTTAAGGCTTTAGCAACTACTCGTGGGACTTTAGATACAGAAGCAACTAACGTAGGCACAGCTGATCTAAAAGTTTTAGCTGATTTTACAGGCGCTAATGGTGATGGCACTACTGGTGCAGCAACTGTAACTGTAGTTTACTTACAAGACAATTCTGTTGCAGACGCAGTAGACTTATAAAAATTAAGTGGGGCTTCGGCCCCACATATTTAGGAGATTAATATTATGGGTGGTGGATCATTTACATCAGATCAAAGAACAGCACATCTAGCTGTCGACGGTCAATTAGTGGCAGGGCCTTGTAGAGTTACATCTATTCAAGCAGCAGGGGCAGGAAGTTCAACTATTGTGTTATACGACGGAACTTCTGCGGCAGGAACAGCACATACATTTAAGTTTGGCACTGAAGGACTAGAAGTTTTTATTCCTGGAAGTGGTATAAGATTTAAGACAGGTGTGTATTTAGATTTAACAGCTACTCCAGGCGTTACTGTAACATTTAACTAGGAGGTTCAATGACAACATCCGGAACAGCTACTTTCGAAAGTGGTTTTTTAATAGATGATATCATTGAAGAAGCTTATAATCGTGTAGGCTTAGATTCTGTTAGTGGTTATCAATTAAAATCAGCAAGGCGTTCTTTAAATGTAATGTTTCAAGAATGGGCGAATAGAGGTTTGCACTATTGGGAAATAGGTAATACCAATATTGATTTGGTTGAAGGCCAAGCAGAATATAAATTTTTTAGATCAGCTACAGACGGCACCAGTGCCACGTCAAATCCTAATGGAATTTATGGAATAGACGATGTTTTAGAAGCTGCATACAGACAAAATAGAGGTGGAACAAATCAATCTGACTCTTCGCTAACAAAAATTGATCGAAGTACATATAGTAGTTTAGCCAATAAACTTACCAAATCACAGCCGTCTCAATACTATGTACAAAGATTTTCAGATAACATAACTATAACACTATATCCAACACCTGATAGTAGTGCTGCTTCAAGTGATGTTACTATTTATTATGTGAAAAGAATCCAAGATGTTGGAGGTTTTAGCAATACAGCAGACGTTCCATATAGATTTGTTCCTTGTATGGTTTCAGGTTTAGCTTTTTATTTATCACAAAAGGTTGCTCCACAATTAACACAGTCTTTAAAAATGTATTACGAAGATGAACTTAATAGAGCATTAACAGAAGATGGTTCTTCTACATCAACCCATATAACTCCGGCGGCGTACTATCCAAATGTCTAGTTTTTCTACAGGTAAAAATGCATTAGCAATTTCAGATAGAAGTGGTATGGCTTTTCCATATAAAGAAATGGTATTTGAATGGAACGGTTCTTTTGTACATATATCTGAATTTGAACCTAAACATCCTCAACTACAACCTCGATCACATAGGGGTGATGCTCAAGGTTTAAGAAATGCTCGACCAGATAGAACTGAGCCACCGGTACCACAGCTTGGAACATTAAACGCTTTACAAGCTGGTCCGACTGATAGTGAAGAAATTACAGTTACTATACCAGGACACGGTTATAAAGTAGGTGATGTTGTTAGAATAAATGGAGCTGTTTCTTTCTTTCCTACCTATCCAGAAGTTTCTCACATAGAAGATGATGATATTAATATTGCTGCTGGACATACTATTCTTTCAGTAACACCAAACAGTTTTAAATTTAATTCTAACGACCAAATCACAGCTTTTTTAACAGCAAACTGTACACCAGGAACTACAACTGTTTATGTTGATATGGACGGAGTACTAGCAGAATATTATCAAGCTGTTGCTACCTATGCAACATCAATTGGTTTATTACCTGCTGGACCAGACTGGTACGATTTAAGTCCTGCAATTGAATTCCAAGCAATCGCTGCAGCACCAACTAATTATTTTACCAATCTTGCCGTAAGAGCTGAAGCTAATGCTTTAATTGATTTAGTAATTGCTAAAAATGGTAATTGGGATGTTTTATCTACAGCAACTTCTGCAAACATTATTGCACAAAAAAATGCTTGGATAACTACTTACTTTGGAACACCTGGTTCAGGTATTGGTAGAGCCCCTAGAACTACAAACTATGCAAGTAACTTTGATAAAGCTCCTTTTGGAGGAGCTAATAAAATATTAATTGACGACAGAACCACGTATATAGATCAATTTGAAGGTGCCGGCGGTAAAGGCTTTAAATATTTTGAAAGTGGTGGTATAAAAGACTTTGGAGGAAGTAATATGTCTACTACTTTATTATCAGTATGACCACATATACAGAATTAAAACAACAAATATTAGATTATTGTGAAACTGATGCTGCGGTTCTTACAACTACTATTCTTGATGATATTATTGAACACGCTGAACACCGTATCTTTAGAAGTATAGAATTAGATAATCAAAAAGAATATGTAAATGGTAATACAGCCGCTAATAACAGATTTGTATTACTACCAGGATACAGTTCAAGTGATGCGACTAAACCAACTATTAGTGATATAGCTAGTATTAGATATGTAACCCTGTACACCGATTCAGGGACCAAAGAACGTCACGAATTAGTCCGTGTAGATGTAGACTTTTTAAACGAATATTACCCGACTCCAGAAACGGGGTCCGCGGCTAAACCTAGGTATTATTCTACTTGGGATATGAGCACAATAGCCATTGCACCAACGCCAAATGCAGTGTATAAATTTGAGATAGGAATTATTAAAAAACCAACAGGCTTAAGTTCCAGTAATGCCTCTACGTGGTTAAGCGTAAATGCCCCACGAGTTATATTATATGCCTGCTTATGTGAAGCATTTAAGTTCTTGAAAGCTCCACAAGATTTACAAGTTTATGAGCAATCTTTTTCACAAGCGCTTACAGAACTTGCTCAAGAACAATTAGGTAAAAAACGAAGAGACGAGTTTAGGGATGGTAGTTTAAGAATACCAATACCTTCTCAAAACCCTTAATAGGAGAAAATTATGGCAATAACACAGGCAGTAGCCAATGTCTTTAAACAAGAATTACTTAAAGGTAATCACAATTTTATTAGCGCAGCACAAGGCGGCGGTACAGCGGCATATTACTTAGCGTTATATACTTCTTCCGCAACTTTAGGTGCAACCACAACAGCTTATGCAACAACAAACGAAATTACAAACACAGCCGGAACTGCTTATACAGCAGGTGGAAAAGTAGCAGCGAACCCATCAGTAACTGGTGGTGCAAGTGCAGCCACAGCATTTGTTGATTTTGATAATGTACAATGGGCTTCCGCTTCATTCACAGCGAATGGTGGTCTAATTTACAGGCAAGATGCCGGTAAACCAACTAACAATGCTGTAGTAGTTTTAGCTTTTGGTGGTGACTTTACAGCTACTAACGGAACCTTTACAGTTCAGTTTCCAACAGCAGGTGGTGGAGCAGAGATCATCAGATTAGGATAAGGAGTTTAAATGGCCCTTGTTCTTAATGATAGAGTCAAAGAGACTAGCACAACTACTGGTACTGGAACTATTACGTTATCAGGTACCGCGATTCAAGGTTTCCAAACTTTTCAAACAGGTATAGGTGATGGTAATACCGTTTACTATACTATTGAAGCTGATGGTGGTGCTGACTTTGAAGTAGGCCACGGCACTTATACACAATCCGGTCAAACCCTTTCACGTACAACAGTTTATTCTAGTTCTAATAGTAATGCGTTAGTTAATTTTGGAGCAGGTACAAAAAATGTATTTGTCACGCAACCGGCAGGTCGAGCGGTATTTAAAAACTTTGGTAACAATGTAGAACTTGCAGATAACCATAAAATATTAATGGGGAATGCTGGTGATTTAGAAATTTATCACGATGGTTCTAACTCATACATAGATGAAAATAGTACCGGTGATCTTGATATTAGGTCTAATGGAACTAAAATTTCATTAAAAAGAAAAGCTGATGGACACGAAGG